TCTTCGCCTACGATAAGTTTTTTAACTTTATCTTTATGTGTATTACAAAAAGAACAATAGATTAGTTTATTTTCTGAGGTCATATATTAATTTATCTTTTTGTAGTTTGTTAGTTATTTTTATCAATGACATTTGCTATCTGATACCACAGACACTTGAATTTTATTCGCTCGTTGAATAACGTAGTTGTGACTTTGGTCAATTGTAGCACGTAATACTCCTGATTCAAATTCATTACCATATAGTGTTAGTACTTTTGGTTCACCAATTCCATAGAAACTTTTTTTACGTCCGTTTACTGAATCAGGAACATAACAAGTCTTATACAATCTTGCACCAGAATTATCTGAAATCTCTAGCATTATACGTACCTCATTGCCACCCAGCATTGCATTTTTGATTCTATTCAATGTAGGAACATCGTTGAACTTGTAAAAATTTTTACTGCCGAATAACAAATCTTTGGGATTCTTTGCCATAATGATTACATTACTTGGAGCAAGATTCAGAAAACCAACCAATCCAACCTTATCCTCAATCAATGTCATGGCTTCGTTCATTGAAGCAATATAGTCATAGTTCCATTTCAATGAGTAAGGTACACTGATAACTGCATTACGATTAACATCAACGCTCAATGTAAAGGGTTTTTGTTCAACAATAAAAGCATTCTTGGGATAGGTACTTAGAATTACATCAAGCATTCTATCACCCTTTTCTTTACTATCTACAAAGGTGGTTAGTGCAGCACCTGCTCGTTCACCATTGATTCCTTGAGTAGTTTGACCTGTATTAAGAACTTGATTAAGTAGCTTACTTTCAGATACTACTACATCCATTGTGATTTTGATAGTAGAACCATTTTGATTGATATCAATGATTTTGAAATCATCAACAAATCCTGCACTAAACAATGATATATTATCTTTGGTTAATTTATCATTGGTGGCTTGACGCTCACTTAGTACAATTGCCCCTGCTCGTTGTTGCACAGCAGTACGGAAAGCATTTTCTTTTGCTTGCTCAACAGTAGAACCTTCACCAGAAACACGAATGTATTTGTTGTCAGCTACTGCAATATTTGTAAACAAAAAACATGTTAGTACACAAAGTAGTTGCAGCATGTTTAGTTGCCGAATTTTTTACGCAATGTTTCGGCTGCACTTTCGCTATCTTTATCCCAGCGAATAGTAACTAATACTTCTTGATTACCAACCACTTCCTCTTTGATTTTCATAAATCCTTTAAGGATAGCTCGTGAATTAGTACGAATGGTTTCAGTAAGGTTATGCACAGTTTCGTTATTGTTTTCACGCAAACTAATACTAGCAGCTTCCTTGTCAGACATTTCTACTGTCCCGCTATCATTGTTGCCTGATTTAACTTTATCATTTGCTTTTTCAAGATTCTTAGCAAGAGTAGAGGTTACTTTAGTAGTAGAAATATCTTTGGAAATGAATTCTGAAACGTTTGCATTGGCTCGCATTTCTGCAACAATTAATGCAGTCTTGCGATTGTTTGCAGTATTACCAAATGATGTAGCAGTCGCAGTGGATTCAATAGCAACCACTTCACATTCATTTTTGCTAAATATACGCCAGGTGCAACTAGTTTCAATTTTGATTTTCTCTCCAACAAATGATGTGGCAAGTTTCTGTGTTTTTACAGGACCTTCACCTTCAGTTTTAGTTGAGGAGCAACCTGTAACTGCGAAAACAATCGCAATAGCTGCAAGTTTAAGTTTCATGGATGACTCCAAGTAGTTATTAATAATAGTATTATATATTAAATTGGAATTAATTTCAAGACTTTTTGGTCAAGTATTCTTCAATTTGTTGTTTTTCAATTTCGGACAACAATTCAACGTCATATTCACCATTTTCAACTTTTCCTACCAAGTATTTGATATATTCTTGATCATAAGTATAACTGGTTGATTGGTCCTTGTTTACTTGCATCCATCTTTTACCATCAAATTTGTAAACCTTATTTGGTAATAAATCAACTCTTACGAAGGTATCACCCTTTTTAGCTAGTGCGGGGAATGATGTACCAAACCCAGTACTAGTCAGAGTAGCAGAATCAGCAACTACTTTTAGCATATCCGGACGCATACCCAATAACACATCTTTATGCATATGTTTACCATCAAACATTACATAACCACCATCCAATTCCTGATAAGGAATAGTATTAGATGCTTCTACTTCAGGTATTTCTTTGAAGTTGGGGCCAGTTTGTACCCATTCTCCTTCAACTTTAATACCTTCAAAGTTCGGAGCATCATCAATGATTGGCTTGGGTAGTTTTATTTCCATGGGTTCTACACCCTTTGTATTATCAAATACATCACACTCTTTATTTGGGCAGAACGGACCAATGCCAGGAGCAACAATTAAAGGTGTGCCGCACTTATAGCAAGGTTCTAAAGTAGCATCGCTTGGTTCTGGTTTATATACTAGAGGACCAACTGATTCAACTCCAGGCGGGGTATGACTACCACGCGGGGCGAATAAGTATGGATGATTTTTAATGTCAAATTCTTTTTCTGTCTGTTCTTTAATTTGGGTTATCTGATCATCAGTTAGCGGACCATCATCTGGGTCGTATTCTGGTTCTGAAATCTTTTCTGTTTCTTCTTCTACTGGTTCTTCTTTATCCCAATCTTTACTTGCATTAGCTGCTAGTACAAGTGCAATAGCAAGTGGATCAAATACAATAACAAGTAAAATAATAACCCAACGTACTGCACGTTCTAAAACGTTGGCATCAGGATTATCACCGTATAGTAATGCTGCTATATATTTTAATGGCCCTATTTCTGCTTCAACCTTGCGTACCTCGGCGGCAATAGGCGCACGGGCATCGTTAAGTTCCGCAATAGACTTTTGCGACTGTAGTATTTCATTTTGAATGCGAGTACGTTCTTTCTGCTGGGACTTACGCATAGCCACAGCTTTCTCGGCACCTTTTTCATCTGTTGAGCGGCCCAATAATTGGTCCACTCCCTCATCCATCTGTTTAAGTGCCTTACGGTTTGCTTCAATATTCTCTTTTTCGGTTTTAATTTTTTCATCATATATTGCTATCTTAGATTGTATATCACCTGACGTAACACCTTGATCCATGTGTGCTTTACTTAAGAAACCAAATATACCCATACTTGTAATTAATGCAATAGCTATTACAGCTGGCACTAAGTATAGTTTGAGTAATAATCCAGCACGATGCCAATACTTACGCAACCAAACAGTTGCAGTAATCTTAGCGAGTTCAAGTGCTGAACCCATAATGATTACTGGGACGACAGCCCCGGCAAAGATAGTAGTTAATCCTATAATACTATACCATGCAGCGATAGTACTAAGGGTTAATGCTACTAATAAGGTGAAGTTGGAAAAACTGAATATTCTTTTAAGCATTGTTTATTTAGTGTAAAACGGACTAGTTAAATAGTCATTCAAATAACTGACCGTATATTTCAATAAATTGTTGATAATTTAATATTAATTTTTGCGGAATGCCAGGACCTTGATAAGCCAAATAAGTAACACTAGAACCACCTCGTAGTTCATCTACTTCTCTTACTTGTATTATCTCTATCCTGTTTCCATCTTCAAATGTATATGCTCTACCTACTAAAGGATGTGTCATATCGCATAACCAAGCACTTGATAGATCAATTGATCTAGTTCTTTTTGATAATCGTTATTACCTAGTCTACGCTTCAACCAAATTGTTTCTAACAATTCTTTAGCATCAAAAGACCCCACTGAAAGCATTGCCTTGCGATCTTGTAATTCTTCAATTAGATCCTTGGTGTCAAAGTCACCGAGATTAACTTCAACTTCTGTATATACAACTCGTGACATGATTTACTCCAAAGAAATTCTTAATTGACCTTCGTTATAGATATGCAAAGCACCTGCCACTTCTGGAGTAGTACATTCTACAACCACTCTGCGTTGACCGGCAAGTGTATCAAATACTGATACAACAATGCCGGGCCATTTGTAACCACTAACCTTTTCTACCTTATCACCTACTGCAAATAATGCCATATTATTGTACTCCAAAATTACTTAGGCATCATCAGTGCATTGAAGTTAGATGGCACAACAATAGTTTGCACTTTACCTGCCTTAATGCCTTCGGAGATATTCAGCATAGCCTGTGCTTGCATGAATGCGATAGAACTTGCGGAGTTATTAGCCAATGCTGCCATACGGCGTGCTTCGGCTTCGGCAGTTTTAACTTCAACTTCTTTTTGTTTCAGTTCGTTCTTAGCCTTCACCAATTCGTTAGCACTTGCTACAACAGAATCTGCTGGCACAACATTACGAATCAACACTTGGCTGATGGTGATACTGCCGTCTAGCTTTTCTTCGGTGAGATTGCGAACAATTTCGTCCTTTATAAAGGTTTCCATGTCGCCACGGGCATCTGCTATATCCAATGCTTCATACTTACGAGCGGCTTTGTAGATGGCATTGCGAGCATTTTGCACAATGTAGTTGTACATCACGAGTGTATCGCCATCCTTAGATTGAGCGTGGAAACTCTTGTTCTTAGTTGAGTACAATTCTGCAACACTTTGTGGGTTGATGTTGTAAACAACTACAGCATCAAAGTCTTTCATTGTGCTGTTGTCTTTGGCCACTGGAGTCATATTGTCCAGACTCACATTCACATCCTTGATAGGGAATGTCAGCACATCGCCAATCAATGCTTGATTGAACGAACCAGGCAACAGTTCACCACTTTGAACTTGTTTATCAAAGCCGACACGAACGCCGACCTCGCCAGTTTCAATACGAGTACAACCTGTTGCCAAAACAGCAGCAGCCAAAATAGAGAGAGTCAAAATACGCTTCATTATGTTTCCTTAAAATAAAATAACAATACCAACCAACACTGCGATAGTGAGCAGTGAACATATTATACTATATGCAACAATTTTTGTCAAGGCTATTACAGATCGGCCAGGCATGTTTCCAATGACCTTGATGCCCAAAAAGAACAATACAAAAATTACTACAAATGCTAGCAAAATTTTAAACATACTAGATCCTTACTTATCATCACGGAATCGCACAAAGCGAGGGAATCGCAAACTATATGTACCGTCTTGATTTTGTGTAATCACATCACATAGGATTTCACAAGTTCGTCCGATAACCATATTCCTGTCACGCCACAAATTATCTCTGTCAGTGTCACTAAAGCCACTACCAACATTGACTGTAATGAACTTGGAATCATCTTCACCGGAGCAAACTAGTGCCCCAAGTCGTCCTTTATTTCTACCAGTGCCTTCTTCAACACCGATCACCTCCAAATCTACAGTAATTGTAGGTTTCCATTTCATCCAATCTGTACTACGTTTACAGATATATGGGGCAGACATTTCTTTAATCATAATGCCTTCAAAACCAGCATTAACATTGTCCTTAGCATAACGATCAAGTTGATCCTTACCTGCTGCGGTATCAAGGTCAACCATGATATGAGGCAGTAATTCAACATTGGGCATTTCTTCAACGACGGGTCGCATCGCATCTAATAATGCAATACGTTTGTGTAGTTGTGCATTCCAATGACCTCTACGGAAGTCAGCAAGTGGGATAATGTCAAAGATATTGAATACACTATCTTCTGCTTGTGCATCAGTTTTACGGCGTGCTTGACGCATTAGTTCTTGAAAGGTGTTGCCAATTACTTCACCATCTAAAATAAAGCCATCAATAAGACTACGACCTTGATCTACGTTCACACACGCACGAACTATTTTAGTCCAATTGTTGTAAATTTGTTCTTCAATGTGACCAAAGTTCTCAAACACTTTACCATTGCGACTATAACAAACTACAGTGACACCAAAGTCACTAGGAATAACAGTGAACAACGCACGAACACCATCCAATTTAGGCTCTAGACGTTTAGTGCCTTTCATTTCAGGACGACCTTCACTATTAGCTGCTAGTTGACAGCTAAAGATTGGGATTTCATAGTCAGTCTTTTTACAAATTTTGTTGATAGTAGTACTAGAGATACCTACACGAAGGTCTCTGCGTAATACAGGAGCAAGGAATGTATTCCATTCATCACTATCAAACCGTTCAGCCAAACTCTGTACTGCATCACGGGCAGCATGACCAGTTAATTTGCGTTGGCTAAGTTGATTCATCAGTTCATTGAAGTCATCCCAGGGATTTTCTGCATTAATAATTCCAATAGTATTGGGAATTTGTTTAACACCAAATGTTACGTAGGGGTTATAACACGCTTTTGCAAATTTCAAAAAATTGATAGCATTGCTACTGCCTAGGACACTTGCCTCTAATGCTTGTAATACTACATCTTCCTTATGAAGACGGCTATCCGATTCGTTTAATTTTGTTATCCATGATGCTGACATTGTTTTTCCTTTTTAAATTTTTAGTTTGTTATGTGTAGTAGCCTCTACTGCCCTAGATTTACATTCATCTACTACTTCGGGAGGCACATTTTCATAATCACTGAGACTAGCACATTCATATTCAATTATCACTGAGTTTGGATCGTTGGGTTTCATGCATTCTGGATCAACCTTTATCCAGCATAATGCAACACCCAATCCCAATATACATATGATAATATTTTTTATCATGTTTCTATCAAATTATTCTTTTGATTTTTTAAGATGAGAACCAATTGACGATTGCGTTCATCTTGTTCTTTACGCTTACGCTTGTCATCCAACTTCTTGTCAACGACCATGCGATCATAATCACGGGCCCATTCAACTCCTCGCATCCAGTATTCGGCGCCTTCTAATGTGCCAACAAACAATTCTGCATCACGGCAATAGATAGGCAACACTTCACTATCTTTGGGAATCAATGCTACGTTGGCACCAAAGCTATCATCATACTTATATGCAGCAAACTTAAGCCCAAGTTTGTCGGCACGTTCTTCTAACCTGCGAATTGTTTTAATTGTATTCCAGCTACTCATATTATGCTTTCAGTGTTTCCCAAATATATTTTTTTTCAATCTTATCAACCCACTTGGTTCTGATATTATTAACATCGTCTACCCAATCTTTTACATTTTCTTCACATCCCCAACTAGCAGATGGAACTTCTGCCTCAGTAACCAACCATTTAACAATCTCATAGATAACATGCTTATTAGCATGGTCTGCACTATTTACTGCACCATACAAATTGTTAGTGAGGATGCTTGTAAGAAAACTACCCGGTGACCAACCCTTAATGAAATATTCATCCAATGCTTTCATTGTATGTGCAGGAATAGCCAAAGCACCTATTAGGCGAACACCCTTCTCATCACGACCCGAAAACAATGATAATTTGTTAACCATTTTAATCTATTATTGATTGACTTGTTCTTGTACAATGGCTTTTGTTTTGTTCACACCATTATCAAGCAATTTAGCGATACCACTAAAACCTACTGTAGCGACTACGATTCCAAACAATGTTCCAAAAATAAAGTTTTTCATTTTGTTGGTTTAATCCATGTTGACATTACATCGGTTCCGTGTTTTACATCTTCCCCGATACCCTTGACTGCTCCCGCTACTGTACTACATCCTGTGATAAAAGTCAATAGCAATATTACCAATACTGTTTTCATACGATTACCTTTACCCGATTAAGTTGAGTTATACTATCACGGTGTGCTTTGACAGTACCATGCAGGTCAATCATCTTGCCCACTTCTAGTTGTTGTTTGTATGCAAAGAATACAACTTGGTCATCACTAGTGATACCAGAACTGTAATGCGTATTCCATTGTTGTGAAAAGATAGTTTTGATTACTTCAATTGAAAGTGACACTTTGTCACCCACGCTACCAATCAATCCGCCGTTAGCAAATGCAATACGCTGATCTATTGATTGACGTTTCATTCCACGCTCGTAACATGAGGGCAGACTTGTAAGTACTGCGATATCATAATTGGTATCAATGATATCACGATTCGCAATCAACATTGCGGTGTTGTCAAACTCTGATAGTTTGATACCTTTCAGGATTTTGAATGTGAATGCTTGATAGAATTGACGAACCTTCTTACCTTGTTCACGATCCTCATCAGTAATCTGAGTAGTGTCAGCAAGAAATTGCGTCACCAAATTGCGGTTCGTTTGCCCTGCAGGAGCATCTTCAACATTTTTAATGTAACCCTGATTGAGGCGGTGTGCTTGACAAGCCGCGGCCCATGCATCATCGGCATTGATATTCAGGAGAGCAGGTTTTTGATAGCGAGCCATTTTGTTTCCTGTAATTAACTGTTTAAGATTCTATTATATACCCAAACCATCTTGGCACGTAGCAGGTCGCTTAGAGTAGGCTGATGTTCTCCTGGAACAACCACGCCCTCTACGAACAGATCCACGCTCTCTGAGTAGTAGCCGTTTGACTCACCCAACCAACGCACATCCACATAGCCCTTGCGGGTAGCGAACTTGTAGAAGGTCCAAGTTACAGACTCGTGGTCTTCTTCGTTGAAGTCCACAGGAGTATTGCCCTGCACTTCCTCAGCAACCAACAAAGGCTCGCCAACCAAATCCTGCAGGTCACCAACTATGTCGTTGATGTCCACTGATTCGCAACAATCCTGCTCATGAGCGAACATGAAACGCTCGCCCTGTGCGGTTACGAAAGTCATCGCGCGGTCACCAACGGAGCCAGTGACTTGAACAAAGGTCTTGCCCAGCATCTGTGCCATGCCCCGTTGTGTGTCTACCATGTTGTTGTAATCCATTTTCTTCTCCTTAAATAGTTTCAGTTTCAAGTTTGGCAACACGCATTGCATTCAAATTTTGATGCGTAGCACACAGACGAACCGAATAATCATGTCCGGCGATCTGACCAAGTGTAACATCAATCCAAGGAACAATTTTATTAGCAGCATTCAGACTCAAGCAAATGTTAGTGATAACACCTTCAAGATTTCCTGCTGCACTAGACCAAGAAATTGTGTCGTTGATATTGAAATTATTCATATTTAACTCTGTTTGTTGACTGTCTAAGATTC